TGACAAAAGGAACTAACAATTTTAAATTAGAGACTTGTGCCATCCAGGTATCGGGAGAACAGTCTGTAGAATTTGGTGACAATCAATTACTGTCTTTAAAATATACTGAGGACATTAAGAGGGCGTCTATTCATGTTGAACTTAGATTGACAGATTCTCCAAGTGGTGTGCTCTCTAATCTGCAGGGCATGGAAAGAGTTACTGTGTCATACAAAGATCACATGGGAAATAATTTAGTTCATGAATTAGTGATCTATGACATTCAGGATAGAACATCATCTGGCAGTAAGTCTAAAGCAACTTTAATGTGCTGTAGTCCTGAGTTCATTGATAATGCTGCTATAAAATTATCGAAACGTTATGGTCCAGGTGAAGGCAAACAAATCCATGAGATTGTCAAAGATGATTTGTTGGTTAAAATTCTAGGGATTTCTGAAGATAGAATTAAGTTTACAGAAACCAAAAACAAATTTTCTTTCATCTCACCTTATTGGTCTCCATTTACCGCTATTGCCTGGTTGTGTGCTAGGGCAATTCCCTCTGGTGGAAGTGGTAAGAATGCTAGCGCTGGTTACTGTTTCTTTGAGAATTACAAAGGTTATAACTTTTTATCTTATGATTCTTTTGCTAAGGCGACACAAGTGGCAACATTTGTAGTTGACATGGAAGAGGATGAACTGGAAGAAGTTGGGGACAAGATTCCTATTGATAGAATGAAAGTTACCAGTTCTGCTGATATTTTGAAGGGACTGAACATTGGATCATATTCTAGTACAGTGATGACACTGGACATGAAAGATCTCAAGTATACTGAGTATCCATTCAATATCAACGAATATTATAAGAATGTACCTAAGTTGAATACTGATGCTGCACTTCCAGCATACTATGAGGGATTTAAGAAGGGGACAGCAGCAACTAGAATCATGTCAAAGATTGTTGATACTGCATTGTTTACTGCTGGCACATACTCTAAGGATTTTACAAAGCAGATTTCACAATCCGCCCTTAGGGAAAAATTATTTTACAATAAAATGGTCGAAATAGATTACATTGGAGAGATTAATCTAGCAGTCGGTGATGTGGTAAGATTAGAGACATTCAAGGGTAGAGACAAAGAACTTGATACTCAAAACAGTGGTAAATATGTAATAGGTAGAGTAGAACGTGAATTTACCTCATCTAGAGATAGTATGTCCACTAAGTTAACCCTGTTCACTGACAGCCCAGGTGTAGAATAATGATGTTAGAAGCAACTGCTAATTTTATTGGTAAAGACGGATTCAACTGGTGGGTTGGTCAAGTCGAGAATACTGGTGGAACAAAGCAGAAAGATGCTGACTATACTAATAAGGTAAAGGTTAGGATTGTTGGTTATCACAACCCAAGCAAGAAAGAATTGCCTACAGAGGATCTTCCTTGGGCAATGGTTGCATTTCCTGCCACACAACCACAGAGAGCTGGTGCTGGTACTAACCATCAGTTGGTAGAGAATGGTTGGGTTATTGGATTCTTCATGGATGGATCCTCTGCACAGATCCCAATTGTTTTTGGCAGCATCGGTGACGAGAACCCTCAGGGTGCATATAAGAAAACTGATGATGGAAGTCCATTCCCTCAACTTGTACCTCCAAAGTATGAAAGCAGAGTGCATGGAGAGATGGGAACCATGCCACCAGGCACTGGTCCAACTGTAAAACCAAACCCACAAACTGGAGTTCCAGAGAAACCTGAAGAGGATAGTTCTGCGGAGGATACATCTTCAAGCACTAATCCTAGAGGACCTGCAGAAGCAATATCTGACGCGATGAAAGCGGCAGATAAGAAGAAATGTTATACCGTTCATGTAGGTAATGGCAAGTGTGGTTCTGAGGATTCTGTCAAACTTGAGGGTGCCCTTGCTGAATTTATGAAGTTTGCTCGTGGTATTGAGCAAAATGAGATTGGAGAGTTTATTGATAGTGTCACAGGTGACGTTGTAGACTTCATGGCGGAAGTAAGCAATGTAGCATCTAGAATTCAAGCAAAGATGTCTGGGTTGCTTGCTAATATTAAAGGTACTGTTCTTAAAGAGGTTGACCTCTTCATCAAAGACCAACTCAAAAACCTCAACATTCCAAACCCAGATCTTGCAGGTCCAGTTAAAGCACAGTTAGGAAATCTTGGCGACTTAATTAACTGTTTGTTTGGTCAACTTGGTGGTGACCTGCTTGGTTTCCTCAAAGGAATGTTGATGGATCTTGCTACCAATGCACTTGATACTGCTCTCTGTCTGATCCAGGATATGCTTGGAGCGATCATGGGTAAGGTTATGGGATTGATCAACCAGGCAATGTCTATGCTCAGTGGCATTCTTGGTGCGATTACTGGTGCTATTGGTATGATCCAGGGTCTGCTCTCTAAGATTGGTGACTTCCTTGATCTGTTCTGTGATGGAGCAGTTTCTTGTGCTATCGGAATCTCTACATTCGAGACCTGTCAAGGGGCGCAAGCAAAAGGTAATGATAAGAAGAAAAAGCAAGAGGATCAATATAAAGTCAAACCACCTAAGAATGGTGAAGTTGTTGGTGAGGGCAAACCAAACTCCAAGGGATATGTTCCATTCTCTCAAGGTGGACAACAGTGGGCATTCAACACCAAAACTGGCGAGAAGATAAAACTTGATACTACATTAGATCCAGAAGGTTTCACAGCGAAGACTGGTATTAGTCAGAAGAGTTTTGACACTAGAGGACCACTTGAGAAGTTTGAAGATTCTAAGATCTATGCTAGCGATGGAAGTTTTAATCAAGAGGCATTGAACTGTGATAATAGCATCCTCAACAGGAAACCATGTTTCCCTGAGATGATATTTGACAACTTGCAGTCAACTCTGCCAGTCAAAGCATTGCCTATCATTGATGACATTGGATCTATCGCTGGTGTGTTGATGCAGAAGAAAGGATTTGATGTCAATCTTGAGGCATCAGCAAGAGCAATGTTCACTTGTAATGAACCAGAAGGATCTGGTGCTGTATTCAAACCAGTAATTATCAATTCTGTATATGATCCAGAAACTGGATTAGACAAGAAAGGTATCATGGTTGGTGTTGATGTTATCAAACCAGGTCTTGGATATGGATTTGATCCAGCAGACACATTCTGTCCCAAAGAACAGTATATTGCACTGATAACTCCTAGTGCTAGCACAGCTTCACTAGAGGAAGGTGACTTCTTACAGTTGATTGAGACTGCTGCTGGTGCAAAGGATCCAACTCAACCAGATGTTCTCCAGGTTTATGACATGGATTACAATGGTGAAGGTAAGATTGCAGTTGCAACTATCGATCCTACATTTGGGGCAGATCTGCAACCTGGTTTGATTGTTGCAACGAAGGATGGCGTAGAAATTAAGATCAACTTTACTAAGAAGTTCACTGATTTGGTTGTTCCACCAACTGCTACGGCAGTCTATGCAGGATGTAGTGATCTCATCCCAGTTCTAGAGAACTTGAAACCAATCAATGTTGGTTCTAAGTACACTAATCCAAAGGTTTACATCGGTATTGATGATGATAAGAAAGAGATCGGTGACGCAGAAGTTGACGATCAAGGTAAAATTACTAAGATAAAACTCAATCAACCTGTCATTGGATTCTCAAGACCTTACATTGAGGATGATACTGGATCTGGCGCTAAGGTGATTGGCGTATATGATTATGTTGGTCCTATCAAACTTAAGCAGAAGTTGGGTACATCTACATCTTATATCGATTGTGTCGATCATAAGTATCGTCTGGTTGGATATGTCAATGGTGCACCATACTATGGACTGTATCATGAGCATCAAGGTAGAAAGATGACTGGACCTATCCATACATCTGCTCCACATGACTACATCTATGATACAATAGAAGAAAGTCTTTCTGGTACTAACTTAATTGTTAGTACACCTAGCCTGCCAGGAGTAGCAGGGGAGACTACAACTACCACAATAAATACCACAGCAGGTGGCATCTCGCCTGTTGCTGATGTACAGACTGTCATCAACACAGGGACAACTAGCCCTACACCATCACCAACCCCAACCCCTTCACCTTCACCTTCTCCTGACCCTGGTGGTGGTGGCGGTGGATCAACACCTGGTTACGGATATTAATGGCACTTTTCCAAGGCGGTACTAACCAAGAGAATACCGCACCTTCAGAAAAAATTGAATACCCAGCGAACCACATGGAAGTTTCCACATGTGGTCATGTGTTTCAACGTAACAATACACCTGATGGTGAACGTATTCGTCTTCTGCATGGTACGACTGGTAACTTCATCGACTTTGATGAGAAACGTGACACCTATCTGATTTCATACAACAATACCAACGTCGAGACTGATCATAATATGACAGTCAAGATTGGTAAGAATCTAAAGGAAGACAAACTTGTCATCCAAGTTGTTGGTGATGTGCACATGTATGTCGAAGGTGACATGCATACTGAGGTTGATGGTGATCGTTTTGATACTGTTGGTGGAAAGTGGGAGATGAAGTCTGGGGACGTTATGTTCCTCAACAGTGACACTAGTACAGTTGTCAAAGCAGAAAACAAACTAACACTTAAATCTTCAGAGTACACAAACAAAACAACATTCCTAAAGAATGACCTTGAAGAAGGTGGTGACGTAGAAAACGTTGTCAATGGAAACTATGTAACTAGAATTAAAAAAGAGACTTCTACTTTTGCTGTAGAGAGCGATGGCGATATCCGCACGAACGCAAAGGGTACTCGCTATGAGAGAGTAGAAGGTAACATGTTTACCCAAGTAGATGGTAAATATCGCATCCAAGCTGATGGAGGAGAGAAAGAAAGTATTGCAGGTGGTGAACCTACAGGTCAAACAGTATCACTCCCTGGCGATTCAGCATATGGTAATCCGACTGGCGTAGAAATCGTTACCCCTAACACAAGGATCACTACAACAGATTTTGAAATGTATGCCGAAGGCGCTGCAAAGATGACCGCAGGTGGCACAGAATTCAAGATCGAATGTAATAATGGTATCTACTTAAATTGACAGAGATCCCTTAGTGTTGTAGAATTCTAAGGCATTACATGTATCACATGTCCATTACTGTTCAAGAAGCATATCTGCTGGCAGATATTCTTGATCGACACCTTGACGATTACGTTGAGGAACTAACAAGAGAAAAATTTTCCAATCCGAATACGGATCAAACTAAAGCCTATACATACTACAGAACGAGGAGAGACGCGGCAGTCTCACTCAGACAGAAAGCAAATGAGACCATTCAGCGTTCTCAAGAAAGCATGACTTACCAGAACCCTAAATCTGGTCAGTTTCACCCTTGACATAGGGTCCGATGCACCCTATACT